ATCTTAATATGAACGATAAAGTAAAAACTTCACGCGAGTCTGAATCTAGAATAAAACTTTCTAGAAAGAAAGATTGGACTCCACCATCCAGTTTGGATGCGCCAGCTGCACCGCAAGGTTATGCACACAGATGGATAAGAACTTCTACGAATGGTTTTGAAGATCCAGGTAATGTATCTAAAAAACTTAGAGAAGGTTGGGAATTTGTTAAAGCCGAAACTATTTTAAGTGAACTCGGTGAACATGATTACCCTGTTATCCACGAAGGAAAACATGCTGGTTTAATCGGAATTGGTGGCCTTGTGTTGGCAAGGATACCGGAGGAGATATTGAAAAGTCGTGCTGAGTATTTTAGTAAAATAACTCAAGATAGAACAGACGCGATAGATCGAGATCTTATGAAGGAGCAACACCCGGACATGCCTATCAATATTGATAGACAGTCTAGAGTTACCTTTGGTGGTGGTCGTAAAAAATAATTTTTTTGCATTACCTACTACAGATAGCTTGGATTAATATAAACTAACTAAGTTAAGGAGAACTGACAATGTCAAATCAACTGGAAAAGTTTGGTCTAAGACCATACAGAAAACTAGATGGTACACCATTAGCAGGAGCCCAAAACAGATACACAATTGCAGCAGGTTATGCGACTGCGATATTCCAAGGTGACTTGGTACAGCCTACTACGGCTGGTAATATCGAAAGACATACTGGCAATACTAGTGATGCTGTTGTGGGTGTTTTTAACGGAGTGTTTTACAACGATCCAACTACTCAAAAGCCAACGTATAAAAATTACTACCCTGGTTCAATCACACCAACTCAAGGCGATATAACAGCCTTTGTTGTTGATGATCCAGACGCAGTGTTTTTAATGGACGCAGATGAGGCTTTTACAAGAGCGGATTTGTTTAAAAACTATTCTGTTAATACTGCAACAGGTGTAACACAAACAGGAATATCAAGCGTACAATTAGATGTAAGTGCTTCAGGTACTGCAGCAACTTTTGTTGTACAGGCAATTGATATTACACAAGATCCGGAAAATTCGGATACTAGTGTATCAAATGCTAACATTCTTGTTAGAATCAACAATCACTTCTATAGAAGTGGTACAGGTATATAGGATAAAGGAGAATAACTATGGCAATATCACGATCACAGCTAGTTAAAGAACTAGAGCCAGGTTTGAATGCTTTATTCGGCCTGGAATATAGTAGATACGAAAATCAGCATGCTGAAATTTTCGCTACTGAAACATCTGACAGAGCTTTTGAAGAAGAAGTAATGTTAAGCGGTTTCGCTTCTGCACCAACTAAACAAGAAGGTGCTGGAGTAGTGTTCGATCAAGCGGGTGAAACTTTCACAGCTAGATACAACCACGAAACTATCGCTTTAGCATTTGCTATCACTGAAGAAGCGATCGAAGACAACCTATACGATAGACTTGCGGGCAGATACACAAGAGCTCTTGCAAGATCTATGGCAAACACGAAGCAAGTTAAAGCTGCAAATGTTTTGAACAATGCGCAAGTAACTACTGCTACAGGTGGTGACGGTGAATCCCTAATCGGAAACGCACACCCACTTGCAACAGGAGGAGCTTTCTCAAACGTTCTTGCAACTGCTGCAGATCTTAACGAAACTTCACTCGAGCAGTCATTAATTGACATTGCTGGATTTGTCGATGAAAGAGGCTTAAAAATTGCTTCTACTGGTAGAAAAATGATAATTCCAAAAGAATTACAATTTACTGCTGAGAGAATCATGAAGTCGCCAATGAGAGTTGGAACTGCCGACAATGACATCAATGCAATTAATAACATGGGAATGGTTCCTGAAGGTTACAGAGTTAACAACTTTTTAACTGACACTGATTCATTCTTCTTGTTAACTGATGTGCCTAACGGATTAAAATACTTCGTTAGATCACCTATCAAAACTGCAATGGAAGGTGACTTCGATACAGGTAATATGAGATTTAAAGCTAGAGAAAGATACAGCTTTGGTTGGTCAGACCCAAGATGTATATTTGGTAACGGAAACTTACCGACTAGTTAATAGTCAATATATTTAACCCTTAGGGTTACTTAAAAGGGGCGGTGTTCACATCGCCCCTTTTTTTATGTATAATAAAAAAACCTAGAAAAATAATTATTATGTAGACTGGCTAGGCAGACGGTATAGAGACTACATAACGAACGCTATACAAAGGAGAATATTATGGCATCAACTACTTTTTCAGGACCAGTACGTTCTGAAGGTGGCTTTCAAATGGCTACAAAAAACGCAACAACAGGTGCAGTTACAACTAGAATGAGTTCAGGTATGCCTGATCTTACAGGTTTAGTTTTAGCTGACACAGCAACAGCAGCAAATATAACTATTGCAGATGGAATTATCGCAACTGTAAATTACACAGGTGCAGCAGCATGTGCTGTAGCATTACCAGCAGCAACTAAAGGTGCAATTGCAGTTTATGTTCAATCTAAAGATACAGCTGGCGGAACTGCAACTTTAACTTTTGACGCAGCAGGATCTGACGTTTGGGCTACTAGTTCATTAATTGAATCAAGAGCAACTAATGAAGTAACTTTTGATACTTCAGCAGCAGGTGAAACACAATTGGTTTACACACCAGCTAACGCGGCTACTAACTTGTTTACAACTGGAAGTAAAATTGCTTTTATGTGTTTTGAAGATGGTACATGGCACATTGCAACTGAATTCACTGGTGCAGCAGCAGCTGTTACTGGTGCGTTTGCATTCGCAGCTTAATAATTAAATAGTGGCTCCTTAGGGAGCCACAACTAAAGGAGAAAAATTATGTCAGGTGGAGGAAGTTTTACATCAGATCAAGGAAGTGCTCACGCTACGAGTACAGCACAAATGGTGCCTACAACAAGAAGAGCGAGGCTTACATCTATTCAAGCTAAAGGTAATGCAAGTGGTTCAATCATTTTTAGAAGTGGTGGAGGATCCGGTACAACGGTAGCAACTTATTTGTTTGGTACTGAAGGTTTAGATATGTATTTACCTGGTTCTGGAATTTTATTTGTAGAAGGAATTCATGCAACTATATCAGGAACAGGTGGAGTAACAATTTCATTTACGTAGGGTAATATGAGTAAAGCTAGATTAACATACGCAGGCGGAAAATACGCAGGTAAGAAAATAGTTGATCTTCTTAAAAGTATAAAACGTGTTGCAAGAAATAAAAAATCGAAAGCTAATGTAGAAAAAGCAGGTAGAGGAACTAAATCTGTAAAAGCTTACAATATTAGAGCTGGTGCAAGAGACTCTAAAGTAATACCAATTAAAGATCAGTCACAAAAAGGAAGTACATTTCAAACACATAAAGTTAGAGGAAAACAAGCGCCTGCTTCTGCAAGATTAGGTAGTTCAGGAACAGCTGAGTCTTGGAGATCTGACATGGAGAGATTAACAAATATGCCAACTTTTAATGAACTGAGAAGATCGGTATTTAGAAAAAAAAGAAAAGCACTTGGTGGTGTTGCTAGTTTCAAAAGAGGCGGAGATAATATGCCTGCTAGAAATAAAAAAAACTTTAGATCTACTAAAAGTGGTGCAGGTATGACTGCTGCAGGTGTTGCAGCATACAGAAGAAAAAACCCTGGAAGTAAATTAAGCACTGCTGTTACAGAAGATAATCCAGGTAAAAAAAGATCAGCACGTAGAAAATCGTACTGTGCACGTAGCGCAGGGCAAATGAAAAAATTTCCTAAAGCTGCGAAAGATCCAAATTCAAGATTAAGACAGGCTAGAAGACGTTGGAAGTGTTAACGCATGGCCTACTTGAATGCTGATATACCACCTATATACTGTAAGATAAGAAAGGAATATTTATATGATCTTAAAAAACATCAAGGAGAAAGTGTTGACTGCTGTGTCTTTAGTGTGGTCTCTATTACAGATAGGGCTCTCTTATTTAATATCATGTTACCGAATGGTGCATGCT